TTCTAATTTTTTCTTTCTTAATTTTCTTAATTTTTTTATTTTATCTTGTAAACTATTTTGAATAACAATGTTTAAGTTTATAGATTGTACAGTATTTTTTGGTTGTATATAAATATCAACATTTATAATTTTATATTTATAATAGATAAAAATTATAAAATTTTTCAAAAAATTTTAGATAATATTTAAAATATCAATCTCTTTCATCAATTTATCTTTATTAATTGTCCCAACTCCGATTTCTTCACAAACCATTCCACCAGCAATATTTGCAATTTTTGCAATTTTTTCTATGTCTAACTCATCAAGTAAAAATGGAATTATGCTTAAAACCACATCTCCTGCGCCAGACACATCTACAACATTTATGATAGATGCTGGTATTATTTTGTTTATTATATTATCATCTTTTTTATAGGATACAAAAATTCCATCTTCTGAGAGAGTTACAAATATAATTTCAATACCTTTTTTATGTAATATTTCTGCTCCATTTTTAAGTAATTCATCACGATTAGATGAATTAATATTTATACTTTCTTTAAATTCTTTGAAATTTGGTTTGAATAGTGTTATATTTTTATAAAAATTAAAATTATTTTTCTTAGGATCTGCTATTATTGGAATATTTAAAGATTGCGCTAAATTTGTAATATAGTTTATAATATATTCGTTTAATATTCCCTTATCATAATCTTGAAATAGAATACAATTAATTTTAAATTCATTTTGTCGTTCAAACACACTATTTATTATTTTTAATAAATAATTTTGATCTTCCTCAACTATTTCTGTTTTTATTTCTTCGTCTATCCTTACCATTTGATGATTATTTCCAATTATTCTGGTTTTATTTGTTGTGATTCTATTACTTGATTGATGTATTTGATGTGTTGAAATTTTTATTTTATTTAATAATGATAAAAAAATTTCACCATTTTGATCGTTACCTATAATAGAACATAATATTGGATTTCCACCCAAATTTATTATGTTTGCTGCTACATTAGCTGCACCACCTAATTTATATTGTTTTGATGTGACATCTATAATTGGAACCGGAGCTTCAGGCGAAATTCTTTCAACGGTACCGAATAGATAAGAATCTAACATAACATCACCTATAATTAAAATATTTTTATGTTTGAACAATTCTGATAACTTTTTTAAAATATTATATTAAAAAATTATTAGAAAGTTTTATGTACATTGATTCATTTGTTTTTTAGTAGAAGACATCACTTCTTTTATTTCATCATCTGATGTCCCTACGTGTTGACCATAATATGATCTTCCATTTGTTGGTGATGCTATTGATGACCATTCTTTAGCTAAATTTTCTTGAAAATTATCATCTGATATACTTCCATTTAACCAATTATCATAACCTCTTTTTAGTCTTAATAATTGATATGCCATTTTATCTTGTGTATCAGGAGAAAATAGAGTATTATCATCCATATTTAACGCTTGTTGAATATCAGGTATATTTTGTAATACAATTTGATATTTACCCATAGATGTAGATTTTGATCCATTTCTAAGCATAATGTGTTGAACTTGTTTTAGTTCACCTAGTGTTAAAGAAGTAATAGGATTAATTTGCTTGCTTCCAATATAATCTGGAGTATATTTTCCATAAGAATATGTTATATCATATGCACTATTAAATCCATATTTTGCAGCAAGAGTATCTGTAGCGCCTTCACCTTTTGCTATTCTATCCAATAATATTTTTGTTGCTAATTCTATACAAGAAAGATTTGCTATTCTTTCTTCTTCTTCTTTTGTTGGTGCTGATTCACTTTCATCACTTTTATTATTAGAATTTGATTTATTTTGATCTGCATCTGATCTATTGAATGCTTTCATACCTTCACATGGCTTACTAACTGAACTTGAAGGATTTATTGAATAATTTTGTCCATTAAGTTGATTATTTGTTGTTGGTACTTGAGTATTTGGTCCTAAATTAACATAACCATTGAGCACATCCCCCTGATCAAATTTATTTTTTAATTGTGTAGTAGAAAATCCAAATGACATGTCATAATGCCATCTTTCACTTTTTGGATTTTTGAAATGAATACCCCATCTAAATCCTAATGATTCCGCAATTTCACCTGTATCTCCCCATTTATTATTTGATGGTTTTACATCTATTGCTAATCCATAATTATGATAACTGAATCCTGGTTTAGCTGCATTTCCAGTTTTTTGTAGAGATTGTTGATATGCTATTGATCTATATCCACTTGTTATTTCTAAATCAAATCCAGAAGCTTTACATTTATTAATAAATGCTATTACATATGGTTTTATATCTGGATGTAAATTATCTATTTTACTTTTTGTTTTTTTGCTTGATATTAAATTTATTGCATTTGGATCTCTAGCACTATCATTTAAATCTATTTGATCAGTAGGTGCAGCATTTTTCAATGTTTCACAAGCTTTATCATTTTGAGCTTTTATCGCATCATTTAAAATTTTTCTATTGGATTCATTTATGTCTGGCGGTATTACTAAATCTATATCATTTTTATTATTAATAACATCAGGATTTCTACTTAGTATTTTTACTTTACCATTATCTGCAATTTTTACATAATTAGATACAAAATTAGGTCTTAATAATTTATATTGTGAACATAGCATGTTTAGTCGAGGTTTAATAATTGCTGCACCATTACTATCAATCAATGAACCTGGCTTACTTAATTCATTTATAAAGTTGTCCATCCATTGAAAAAAATTTGTACCTAACACAGCATCTTGATCTGCTCCTTTTGATGCCAAATTTAATTTTTGTGTATTATCTTTTAATTCAAGATTAATAGAAGTATTATTAATTGTTACTTTATTAAGTAACTGATCTATTGTTAACTCTTTGCCTTTAATAAATATTTGTGTTGATTCATCAAATAGTAGTGAAGTAAAGTTTACGTATTCTTCATCATTTAAACTTTTAAGTTTATTTTGAAGATTTATGTTATAATTTTCAGAATATATGTAGTATGGTGAATATAAATCATCTGACAGAAAAAGTACGTTTACTAATTTACCTATTGCAGGAACTTGAAAATCTTTTCCAGCAATTCCACCCCATGGATATGCGTATGGTATATCTTCAACAGGTATATTATGATAAAGTGTTTGTACTCTTATTTTAACTCTACCTTTTCTGTTTGGGTCTTTATTATCTTCAACTAATCCAACGTAAAAATCTCTTGCGAGTTCCATTTATTTTATTTATTTTTAAAAGTTTGCAGCGTTTCTTGTAGTATTTTCTAAATCTGCTAATAATCCAGATCCAATAGATTTTCCAAAGTTTTTTAAACTAGTACGATCATTAAAATCAGGAGTATATACATTATCTGGCTCTATTTTATTTAGACCAGTTAAAGTTGTGAATTGATTTAAAAGGTTGTTTACAGTGCTTCCTCTAACATTTCTTAATTTGGTTTCTAAACTATCCATATAATTGAGACTATTGTTAGCAATTGTTTGACCAGCTTTACTTAATAATTGATTTGTAAATCCTTTTTGAGCAATTGGATTAGTTGAGCTTAGTCTATCTAAATTATCATAGTATTCTTGTTTACTACTAGATTTAAATTCTAATTCCCAAGGATTAATGTTTTTAACATCTCCTGAATATAATAATGGAAATGTACTCCAACGAGTTACAGATTTATAATAAATATCAAAAGATAATGTTTGTGGTTTATTAGATATGGTAGATCCATATCCACCTATTTCCATTTCATTTTCATAATTTTTACTTTTTTCAAAATTAAAATTACAATCATGTAATGTATATACAATTTGTGATTTTGGTGATATAGTATTTTTTATTTCATGCTGCGGATCAACTTTACTATCATTTTTATTAGGCATTGTGAAATTTCTAAAATCATTAATTTTTATAGTCATATTAAATCTTATTAAATTTTCAGGAAACATATGTCTTTGATTTTTATAACTATAAATTATATTATTATATAATTCAGATAAATACCATGCTATCATAGACACATCTTCATTTAAAGTTATTGTAATTTTATTTGTTTCACCATCTTTACCATTATAATTTATAAATTTATTATTAAGATTTTCTAATCCTGCAATTTTTGTTATATAATATGCTTTGTTTGAAAAATTTCTATTTCTATTATTTAAAAGATCAGTTTCAAATATTTTAAAAAATACATTTCTAAATTCGGTCCATAAATTACCTCTATTTTCATAACCATAAGAGTCAATGTTATTTCCATAATGGTTTATAAACCACATTAAACTATTGTTTGAATCTGCTGTTGAAAAAAATGGAGAATTTTGATCAAAGAATAATTCAAACGCTGGAATAAATGGATCTTCATACCAAAAATCATTTCCTCTAAATCCAGCTTGTGAATATAGTCCTTTTTTAAAGGTATTTGTATCATCATCATATTCTTGAATTGTGCTTGCTTTCATTTGTGATCCATCATCAGAATACCAACCTTCTTCGTTTTTTGCATCTGAAGTATGATAAGGATCATAGTTATCTAATTTTTTATCTTCAATACCAAGTGTTTGTTTAAATAAACCTTTATTGATATTTAATGAGTTTGCCAATGCTTCAATTCCACTATCTTGAGCATATCCTTTAATATATCTAGCTGATGTTGAATTTTTATCACCTAGAGAACTTGATAATTGATCGTTTAAAATATTTTTATAGCTTAATCCCATAGTTTATTTATTATTTTATTTTAATAGTTTTCTTAAATCACTTTTTTCATCATTTGCATTACCATAATTTATACTTAATTCTCGTCTCATAAGTGTAATTTCTTGTTCAACACCACCACTTCTTTTATATAAATAATTTATACCTGTAACAAACCAATACCCAGATAATTTTGGATTTATGTTATCAAGTGGTTTTTTGATATTTGCGTTACTTGAAAGTAAATCATTTTGATTATATATTTCAACTTTAATGTTCTGAAATCTTTTTACAGAAAAATTTACTTGATTTAATATGACAATCATTTTCATTTTTTCCATACCATTTAGATGAAATTGATTGGCAACTTTTGCTAATGAATAATTTTGATGTACATTATTATCCGTGTCAATTTTACCTGTAAAATATTCATCATTTACACATTCTTCATATAGTTTTGAACTTCTATCCGTTAAATCTTTTAATTCTTCATGTTCTGTTCCAAGTTCTTTTATAAATTCTTTATAAACAGTATTATTACTTTTATCATACCATGTAGATGTAACTTGATAAAATCTTTCTAAGTTGACTTTGTATGATTGATTAACTAAATTAAATTTGCTTATGTAATTATTTGTCATATGAAAAGCACTATTATTAGTTAAATATAACTCACTGTTTTTTTCTTCATCATTTTTAATTATCTGAGAATTTGTAATGGTTCCACTTTCTCCTTTAATAAATTCATTCATTTCTAATTGAATATTTATATAATTTATATTATATTGAAAATCAATAAAGGTCCATACAAACGCATCTTTTGATATGAAAGAATATTTTGTTATATCTTTAATAAATTCAGGATATGTATCACTACAATTTATCCATGACATACTATCATTACTTGATTGTACATTTGATGCAAATCCAAGATTTAAATCAAATGCTATTCCTTTTATTACATCATAACTTGTTCCTTTTCTAGATTCATATTTTGTATAAAATAATTCATCTAAATCTAATATTCCTTTAATTAAATATTTTAAATTATTACTATTAATATCACCTTTTACTGTTTCATAAGATGTAACTCTAAAATCCATTCTTATTGGCATTGTGTTTTCTGAATTTGATTTAACAAAAATGCTTAATATCATGTCATGATCAGATGGATAAGAATCATTAAACAATATTCCTTTTGAATCATCACAATATAATTCAATTTCAGGTAAAAACTTACTATTGTGAAGTTTTACATATATAACATCTTTTGCATCAATTGTGGTTCCGTTAAAATTTGGGTCATTAACTTTGCTAATAAATAAATATGGAACATAATTAAATGATTGCACAAGAATATCCGCTGATATAGGATCATTTACTTTTATATTTAATTCTTTAAGTTTTACACTAGCTTTATTTAAAATTTTTATCATTGAAATGAATTTATAATTTGTATATTGTTGTCACTACCAACCTTAATTTGTTTTAGATTAGATGGTTTAATAGTTGGAGACAGATTTTCATCACTCACATTTAAGTCTGTTGATATTTTTGTATTTGATTTTGAAGAATTTATTAAATTATTTCTTGCTGTTGTACTTGTTAAATTTTGTAAATTATCGGTTGTGTATAGCTTTGGTAAATTATCAACTTGACAGAAATAAATATATTGACCTTCTTTAACTGAGTATGGATTAATAATATCATTTAATACCATTAATTCTTCTACATAATTAGGAGAACCATAAATAAAATTAGATATTCTATCTAGTCTCATTTCAAATTCTTGTGGTACAATATATATTTGTAATAATATATTATCTATATTTATTATATTTTTTTGAAATAAATCAAAAAGATCATTTTGATTAGAATCTCTTTTTATTTTATTACTGTTGGTATCATCAAAGGATAGAATATTCATAATTTTAATTATTTTATTTTGTATTTCCTGTTCCTGATTTTTGATTGGAAACAGGAATACCAGGTTTAGGTGGATTTTGTTGTATATTATCTGAATTTTTAGCATTTTTGACAGACGTAGAATTTGATGCTTCTGTACCAGGAGGCGGTGAATTATAAGTCCTTCTATATGTGTTATTGAACATTCTCATCAATTCTTGCTTACCTAAAGCTCTTGAAAATTTACAATTGAAAGTAGCAGTTAATCTTTGTGGTTGATCATTAAATCCCATTTCGTTGCTTGTTTCTACTGATGCTGAATGTACAATAATATGATTTGTAGCTAACCATGGTGCGTATGGATTTCCTAATGATAAATACCAAGGTGTTGAACTCATTTTACCACCAACCATTAATTCAATAGACCCTCGTAATTCAAACCTCCATATAGATACTGTACTTGTTAGAACAGATTGCAAAAATGGTGCAAGATAGTTAGCAGCATCAGCAAGTTTCTTTTTAGCAGCATCTGTTACAGATTGTTCTTTTGTTGAGATATCATCTTTTTTAAGTTTAGCTAATTCTGTTTGTAAAGTTTTTAATTTTGGTTGATCTGGTGTTTTTTTAGTATTTTCTATATCTATTTGGTTTTGTAAATCTTGTTCTTTATCTGTTCTAGGTTTATTTGCATCCTCTTTACTTTTGTTGGTGTCAATTGTGTCATTATAGTTTTTTTCCAATTTTGTAAATTCATCTTTAAAAAAATCTGCTATTACTGTCCAAAAAGATTCTAATGTTAAAGATATCATATCCCACCACGCATTTAAATTATTGGCTTTATAACTGCTAGCTTCCCTGGCTTTTTTCATAACAGCTGAATTATCACCCCAATAAAATTTCATATTAGATGTGCCCATTGCATAAATATTATCTAAAATATCTAGCATTGCTGAACCTGGATCAACATCTCCTAATAATTTTTGTTCATATGTTGTTTCTAATATAAATTCAAAGGTTGATGTTATATTTTGTCCTGCCGGATCTCTAAATGGCCCTTCTTGTAATACATTAGGATCCCCAATAGGTATATTATTAAGGCCCCAACTATTAGTTGTAGTTGGACCTTTACCGTTAGTTACATCGGTGTAAGATGTTGGTTGTTTTATAGTGCTAGGATCAAAATTTTCATAAGCTTCATCTGTTGTCTCATTTGTACTATCACTATTTAAAAGTCCGGCATTTTTGTAAAGTTGAAATAACATACCTTGCGCAAAATCAGGAACTGGTATTATTGGTAATAATCCACCTGTTGCAGTTTCTATCATTTTAGATATCATTTGATCAAATCTTTTAGATGTGGTTGCCCAATTTTCATGAAATTCAACTTTACCAAAATTGTCACTTGGTTTAATCCAGCCAACAATAGTTGAGATTGGTTCTCTAATCATTTCATTTAGGTCTTCTGGAACAAAGCAACCTTCTGGAAATCTTCTAAGAATAGCCATTCTATTTATAGGATAAACACCTAATTCTCTTAAATATGCTAAATCTGCAGCTTTTATTCTTAACCCGGCTCCAGGTTGACCATCAACACTATCAAAATCCATTACTAATTGTACATAAGGATTTATAGATTTGTCTTCATTTTTATATACTTTATCTTTTATATATTTTTTGATATTAGTTGTACCAGCACCAGAATTATTTTTATTTTTATATACAACATATTTTGATTCATCAAATATATTAGCAGAATTATTTCTATTGCTTGTTTGAAGATTTATATAATCTTTAGTAATATTATTAAAAAGAAAATCTATTTCAGAATAATGTGACATTTAATTTATAGTTTTTCTTTATATATAAAAAAAATATTTCTCTGATATTGATTTAGTAATCTCTAATTATTTGAATAGCGTCAAATAATGATATATTAGATAGAAGATTTTCATACATTTTTTGATTGTCTTTAAAATCTTCAAAAAAGAAAAGTAAATTAAAATTAATTTTTCCAGTTAAATTTTCTTTAATTTGAAAAATATCATCAATTTCTAAAGTATTAATTTTACCTATATTTGGTATATAGTACACATCTTTATTTTTCCTGATAGTTTGAGTTATTTTGGTATATATTATAAGATTGAAATATTCCCGCCATTCAGTGACATCTTCTAATCCGTGATCATCTAATTGCTGTTTTATATCTATAATTGTCTTATTTCGTACCTTATTGACTTTAATATATTTGTCAAGTTTTTTCCTATTTTTAACGAATACTATATAGAACTCCATATTCTTATCTTATTTTGGAATTATATATATATTCAGTTAGGTTCTAAATTTATTATATTTTAAACATAAAACTTTTTATTAAGTTTTTTCTATAATAACTTAGAATCAATCTAAATAAAAATAATAATATATTATGGCAAAGACAACTAAAACCTCACAAAAGAAATCAAATGGTTTTGATTTTTCAAAAATATCTAATCTTATAGAAAATATTTCAAAGAAAGATATCATATCAATTGAAGATTTTGAGAAAGAAAAAACATTTATATCAACTGGAATTCATATTGTAGATGCACTTTTATCTAAAAGCATTTTAAAAGGTGGAATACCAAATAATAAAATAACAATTATTGCTGGACCAAAGCAGACTGGAAAATCTTTTATTTCTTTAAATATTGCAAGAAATGCCCAAAAAATGGGATATAATATTGTGTGGATTGACACAGAGTATTCTATTGAAAAATCTGATTTTGATATGTATGGTATTGATACATCAAATAAAGATAATTTTATGTTAATACGAACTAATATTGTTGAAAAGATAAAAATGTTTATGATGTCTTTTTTAGATGCTTTGCAAAAACTAAAAGATACCGGAGTTGATGTGTCAAAAACAATATTCTTTTTAGATTCTATTGGTATGTTATCCAGTGAGAAAGAAAAAGAAGATACTCTTAAATTAAATGTTAAACAAGATATGACCCGCGCAAAACAAATAAAATCTCTTGTTAGATTGATTACTAATGATTTGGGATATTTAAATATTCCATTAGTAGCAACAAATCATGTTTATTTAACACAAGATATGTTTCCACAAACTATTATGAGTGGTGGCGAAGGTTTATATTATGCTGCGAGTGTGATCTTATTTTTAAGTGATGCAAAATTAAAAACAGGTGAAGAAGATGAAATGGATCTTGGTAGATCCGGCTCAGTAATCACTGCGAAATCAGCAAAAAATAGATTAGCAAAACCAAAAAAAGTTAAATTCGAAATTGATTATAGTAAAGGTATTAATCCTTATAAGGGATTAGATTTGTTTTGTACATTTGAAAATTTTCCTAAAATTGGTATTGCACAGGTAAAAAAGAATATTGATAAAGAAACAGGTGAGATAACATTTCAACCATCTAATCGTTGGTATGTTAAACATTTAGATAAAAGTGTAGCAGCAAATCAACTTTTTAATAGAAAGGTATTTAATGCAGATGTATTAAAAGCAATGGAACCAATAATTTATGATTATTTCAAATATCCTTCTTATGATGAGTGTCTTAAAGAGTTAGAAGATATTGATGAAAGATTAAATGAAATAGAAGATAAAGATATGTTATCTTCTGATGAATTTAATCTTGAAGATGATGGAAATCTATTTAATTAAAAAAAGTATTTTGAACTTTTAAAAAATAATCTATAAAATACTCATATGGCGGAAGCAATGAATACAAATATGGAGAAGCATTTTTTTATCTATATTTTAGATACTCCAGATCAATTTTCTAAGGTAGAACCTTACTTTTTTAAGAATTCAGATATAATGTTTGTATATACTGTAATTAGAGAAGAATATTTAAGAAGTGAAAGTCATATTGTACCAAGCACACAACAAATTGTCGCAATGGTCAAACTAGCTGACCAAGAAAATAAAATTAGTGCGGCAGTTTTAAAATTACTCCTTCAATCCGATAATAGCGATATAAGCACGGAATGGTTATTGCCTAGATTTAAGGCTTGGAAAATACAAAATCAATTAAATGGTGATATGCTTAAAACTATTGATATGGTTCGTAATCTTAAAGAAATTGATTATGAAAATGTTGTAGATATAGCACAAAAAATTAAAGGAATGTTCGGTAATGTTCTTTTAGTTGATGATGATGATAGTGATTTAGGTATGGATTTTGATGATCCTGAATCACATAAACAATTAATTAGTAAAAATACTATTCATACTGGATGGCCTTGTATTGATTCAATATTAGGTGGTGGTTGGAGTAAATCAACATTAAATGTTATAATGGGTGAGACAAATGTTGGAAAAAGCATGTGGTTGCATAATATCGCAACAAATGCAGCAAATGCTGGCGCTAATGTATTAGTTATTACATTAGAAATGGCAACTAGAAAAGTGATGAAAAGATTAGGATCTATGAGACTTAAAATTAATTCTGATGAATATGATGAAAAATCAAAAGATTCGGTTTTTATGAAACAAAGATTAAATAATTTAAAATCCCAATCTAGTACTGGAGGTTTATTTGATTCTCAACCAGGTAAGATTTATGTTAAAAAATATAATACAAGTGATTGTACAGTAACTGATATAGATAACTATATTAAAAAATTTGAAGAAGTTAAAAGACTTAAAGTAGGAATGGTAATTGTTGATTATATAAATATTATGTCAATTGAAAAAGGTTTTGATATTACTAATATGTTATATTTAAAAGGAAAACACTTAGCAGAAGGTTTAAGAAGAATTGGAGATAAATATGAATGTTCAGTTATAACTGCAACACAAACTGATAAAGCAGTTTGGGGTGCATCTGACATTAAATTAGGTGATATTCCTGAAAGTAAGGCTATTGCTGACACTGCTGATTCAGTTTGGGGTATTATTCGTAATCCAGAAATGAAACGTAATAATATTTATAGATTAAAAATATTAAAATTAAGAGATGGTGAGCATCACGAAGAACAAGTTCGTTTTGATTTTAATACTAAATTTTTAACTATGGAGAACGATCAGTTGGTTGGCGCGAAATAATATCTAAAAATAATATTATATATGATACAAAAGAGAGTTATTTTAGATGATGATGATTTAAATAATAATTTAGATGAGGAATTAGGTGAAGATTTTATTGATGATGTTATTATAGATGAAGAGTTTGGTGATGGTGATATTGTTGAAATTATGGTATCTGATGAGGATGAGGATATAGATACTGAAGATGATGTGATGTTTAAATTTAATACAAATAATCATAAACTTGAAGGTAAACATTCATTGAATAGAGATACTATTTTTAAGGGTAAACTAGATGAGATTTCAGAACAATCTGAATATTATATAGGTTATCAAGAAGAAAATTATAGTTATGATGGTCTACCAATTGAGGTTGGCACTAATTACGAGTTTGAGTCTAAATATCACGAAGAATATATAGGTAGACTTAATTTATCTAAAGATGTCTATGATTTATTAACTGAAAAAACATCTTTAGATTTTTCTTCTAATAGAAGAAAGCCTAATAAACAAGCGTTTAACGACTATTATAAGATGTTATTGGATAATATTGGTAAAGAATATACAAAATCGGAAATTTTTGTTGAATTATCTTATTATTTTACTGATAATATATTTAATATGTTTAAATTATTGGATAAAGAATATGCAACACAAATTATAGTAGAATTAAAACAAAGTGGATATTTGAGTAATCTCAATAATATCAACTTCATATAAAAATAAAAGAAATAACATGAGTTTTTTTAAAAGAGATGAAGCGTATGATGCATCATTAAAATATTTTAACGGTGATACATTAGCTGCTGATGTTTGGGTTAATAAGTATGCATTAAAAGATACAAAAGAAGGTGAAACTGTATATTATGAAAGAACACCAGATGATATGCATTGGAGACTTGCAAAAGAAATACATAGAATAGAAGATAAATATGAAAATCCATTATCAGAACAGTTTATATTTGATTTGATAAAAGATTTTAAGTATATAATTCCACAAGGCTCACCAATGTCAGGAATTGGTAATAATAGACAAGTTGTATCATTATCAAATTGTTTTGTTATAGGTAGTTTATTTGATTCATATGGATCAATTATGCAAGTTGATGAAGAACAGATACAACTTATGAAACGTAGAGGTGGTGTAGGACACGATCTTTCTCATATTAGACCAGCTGGAATGCCAGTCAAAAATTCTGCATTAACTTCTACAGGCTTGGTTCCATTTATGAATAGATATTCAAATTCTACAAATGAAGTTGCCCAAGGTGGAAGAAGAGGTGCATTAATGTTGACTTGCTCCGTAAAACATCCAGATTCAGAAGATTTTATTGATGCTAAATTAGAACACGGTAAAGTGACCGGCGCAAATATATCAGTTAAAGTTCATGATGATTTTATGGAAGCTGCATTAAATGCAAAAATGTATACCCAATTATTTCCAATAGATTCTAAAAATCCTATTTTCACAAAAGATATTGATGCTCAAAAGTTATGGAAAAAAATAATTCATAACGCTTGGAAATCTGCTGAACCAGGTGTTTTATTTTGGGATACTGTTATGAGGGAGTCTGTTCCAGATTGCTATCAAGATTATGGTTTTAAGACAGTTAGTACAAATCCGTGCGGTGAAATAACTTTATGCCCTTATGATTCATGTAGATTACTTGCAATTAATCTTTATAGTTTTGTTGTAGATCCATTTACAAAACATGCATCTTTTGATTGGAATAAATTTAAAGAATATGTAATTTATGCTGAAAGATTTATGGATGATATTATTGATCTTGAAATTGAAAAGATTGATATGATTTTGAGTAAAATTGAATCAGATCCTGAAAATGATGAGACTAAGAGAGTTGAAAGAGAAACTTGGATTAAAATTATGACAATGACTTTAAATGGTCGTAGAACTGGTTTAGGAGTAACTGCTGAAGGTGATATGCTAGCGGCGTTAGGTTTAAGATATGGCACATCAGAAGCAACTGAGTTTTCAACTGAAGTACATAAAATTTTGGCTATAAATGCTTATAAATCATCTGCTATAATGGCAAAAGAAAGAGGTTCTTTTCCTATTTATGATTATGAAAGAGAAATAAGTAATCCTTTTGTTCAGAGATTAAAAGATTCTGATCCAGAATTAGATATAATGTTAAAACAATGGGGTAGAAGAAATATTGCTCTTTTAACTATTGCACCAACTGGTTCAGTTTCAATTATGACACAAACTACTTCTGGTATTGAGCCAGCATATTTAGTTTCTTATAAAAGAAGACGGAAAATAAACCCAACAGATAAAAGTGGTAGAGTTGATTATACAGATGCTGAAGGTGTAAAATGGGAAGAATATAATGTTTTTCATCATAAATTTGAAATTTGGTTAGATGTTAATGGTTATAATATTGAAGAAGTTAAAGCTATGAAAGATTCTGATCTTAAATTAATAATAGAAAAATCACCATATTATAAGGCAACTTCTAATGATGTAGATTGGGTTGAAAAAGTTAGAATGCAAGGAAGAATTCAAAAATGGGTAGATCATTCTATTTCAGTAACAGTTAATTTGCCAAATAATGTTACTGAAGATATTGTATCTAAAGTGTACGAAATGGGATGGAAGTCTGGATGTAAAGGAATGACTGTCTATCGTGATGGCTCTCGTCAAGGTGTTATTATGTCTAATGAAGGTACTACACAAAATGTAGTAAAAGAACCTCAAGAAAATAATGCTAAGCCAAGACCTAAAAGGCTTGAGTGTGATGTTGTTAGATTTACTAATAATAAAGAAAAATGGGTTGGTGTTTTAGGATTAATGGTTGATGAAAAAGGTCAAAAATATCCATACGAAATATTTACAGGTCTATTAGATGAATTTTATATTCCAGCTTCTGTAGAAAAAGGTGAAATTATTAGATATAAAGAAGAAGGTGAAAAAAGTAGATATGACTTTGTTTATAAAGATAAAGATGGATATCATGTTACAATGGAGGGTTTAAATAGAGCATTTGATAGAGAATTTTGGAATACAAGCAAATTATTATCAGCTTTTTTAAGACATCGTATTCACCTTCCTAGTGTTATTGATCTTATAGATAGTTTGCAATTATCAGATAATGCAGCATTTGGAACTTGGAAGTCTGGTGTTAAAAGAATTATAAAGAAATATATAAATTCTAAAATTATTGGCGAATCATGTCCTGAATGTGGTTCAAAAGATTTAACATATGAGGCTGGGTGCAAAACTTGCCGAAATTGCGGGTGGAGCAAATGTGAATGATTGATAGTCAGGTAGTTACAAAATAACAATTGCTAGTATAAAAAACTAAAAGAAATTATATTATGATAGAGAAAGATGAAAAATATTATAATATCTTTAAAACGTATTGAAGATTTTATAAAAATTATAATTTAATTATGATAAATTTTGTTACTAGGTTTAGAGATGATTATACTTTTTTAAATATTGTTGGGGATTCTGATGATAGGGATTTTTATGTGGAATTTATAGATTTGAGTACAAATGAAGTAAAATATTCAGACATGATTAAAGTTAATTATTGGACACAAATAGATTCTACGCCTGAAATGTGTATTCTAATTAGAGTCACATCAGAAGATAAGATCATTTTTGAAAGAAAAAAAACTGATAAATTTAATAGAGTTTATGTTATAATTGGTTCAAATTCATTGGGTGATAATATTGCATTTGTCCCTTGTGTTGAAGAATATAGAAAAATAAATAATGTTGAGGTTATTTTATATACTTATCACAAAAATTTATTTGATAAAGTATATACAGATATTATTTTTACCGATATTTCAGATTCTAATTATATTAATGATGTTGATAAAAAATTTAGAATTGATTTTGGACCAGAACTTTATATGATAGATAATGTTCTGTCTTCAGAATATTGGTATGCTGATAATAAAAAATACGATAATGCTATAAAAACATTTGATTATAGAAAATATTCATTACAATCAATAGCAAATTTAATATTAGGAATACCGGATCAGGAATATGTTTCAAAAATAAATATACCTGAAGGAGAAACAAAAATTAAAGGTAAATATGTTGTTGTTGCAATACAATCCACATCACAACTTAAATATTGGAATAATCCATTTGGTTGGGAACGATTATTTGATTTTTTAGGGCGAAATGGTTATAAAATAGTCTTAATTGATAAATATAAAAGTTTTGGTATTCTTGGACATTATAATCAAGCTCCTAAATCAAAATATGTGATTGATAAGACTGGTAATTATCCTTTATCAGAAAGAATAACAGATATTAAATATGCTAAAATGATGATTACAATTAGCTCAGGCTTGGCGTGGGTGTCTTGGGCTGTAGGTACACCAGTTGTTTTAGTGAGTGGATTTACAAAACCATGGCTGGAATTTAAATCCAATTGTACAAGAATATATAATTCAAATGTTTGTAATGGATGTTGGAATGATTCTAATATTACTTTTGATGCATCTAATTGGATGTTTTGCCCAAAAAATAACGATTTTATTTGTTCTAAGGCAATTCAACCAAAAGATGTTATTGATGGTGTTAAAAAATATATGAATTAAATTTTTTTTAATTTTTTTAATTTTTTTAATCTTTGATCTTTTATATATTTAGGATAGTCTATTATTTTTTGTTCTTCATCATATTGTAGAACTTCTTTTTTTAACTTCTTTTTTTGCACATTTAAAAAATATAAATTAAACATATCTGAAATTAACCATAATATTGTTGCTATAACAGATGTTGTATATGATTTTGAATTTATTAAATTTGATATTATAAAATAGAAATTAAAAAGTGTCATAAATATAGTAAATATAAGATATCTTTTATAAAAATTTATACTTCTATTTAGTATTTTAATAGAACCTTGTAGAAACATTGCATTAAGTTTATGCAATTCTAATTCTAATTCATCCATTATTTAATTTACATTTTTGTTGTTTTTCATCAAGTTCTATTTCTGGAAAATAATATTTGAGAAATGTTGATAATTTTATTCTTAGTTCTTTACAGTATATTGGACCGATTTTATAATATGTTCTTTTTTTATGTAGTAGATTGCCAATATCATAAAAACTAGCAAAACCGTCAGATTTTGTACATTTTTTAATAGCGTTGGATAATAATTGTTTTCTTTTCATTAATTATGTTTTATAAAATAGAGGTAGTTTTTGTACTACCTCTATTTTAGAAATTATTTTTTATCATCATCATCAACATGCTTCATAATAGCATCTCGGAATTTATTAAAGGCTTTTGATGCAAGGAATTTTTCAGCCATTTTATTTTCTTTACCTTCTTCTGATAAATTATATTCAGTATCAAGTACATGTAGGATATATCCTACCATTTCATCGTCTGAAATTGTACAAAGAAACTTAACAAGATTTTCAACTTGCTTTGGTTTCAATTGAGCGATTTTACGTTCTTTCATGTTAGCAAGAAGTTCAGATTTTTTATCTCTATTAAAACCTCTAACATCAGTCTCAATTTCATCAAAGCGATCTAAAACGTCGTCTAATGATATTTTTAAAGTATCTTCGCAATAACGCATAAATCCAGCATTTGATCCACCAATATATCCATGTCCAATTTCTTTAATATCATTGAGCCAAGTACGAACACTTGGAAATTTTTTGAACATTTTTGGCTGTCCAGTAAATTTATCAATAATAAGTTTATATTCATCTTTTTCATCAAGACTTTTTCTGGTTTCCCACTCACCAAAATTTTCAAATATATAATCACTTAAAAATGTCCAAGACCTTGGTGTAGCGTAAGCTTTACTAGTTTTGTTGGTGGTATTTCTTTCATCAGGTTTCTTGTAATAGTGCTCAGTGTGTGTTTTTAAAAACTGAATAATTACTGGGCATACGTTTTCGTTTGCGTACCTTTCAACCCATTCAGGAAAAGGAAGTGTATGTTGAATATGAATTAGTCGATTGTTAAGAGCCTGGTCAAACTCCTCAACGTCTGTACCGTCTTCTTCACCTAAGTTTCCTGATGCGCACATCATAACATTTTCGTTAAATTTGAAAAATGCGCCAATTTCTCTTTCAAGTAGCATTTGAAGAGCAGCATTCCTAACTGAAAGTGTAGAACGATTTAATTCTTCAAAGTGTATGATAGTAGGACACTTGTTTGCCATATATGCCCATTTAGGTGCAACGTGTGACAACATTTTTTGCATCTTTTTTTCTCCGTCTGAGCCTTCAACTTCTTCTTCTCCAATTGTTGGAAACAGACCTACGTCTGTCTCATCCACCATGGAAAGACGAATGTCAAAATACTGATGTCCCATATTCTTAGCAATTGACCTCATAATTGCAGATTTGGCATATCCTGGCGGAGAAGATATATAAAGAACGCCACTTTTTGCGTTCATCATTTTGTAATATTTCTTTTCACGATCTGAAAGATTTTCAAACCCTTCAGGAAATCTACTTGCTGGTTCATAGGTGATACCTTTTGGAATTGATTGATTTTTTACCATAATTTATTTATTCTTTTATTTATTTATTTATTATTTATTTTCTTTTATTAATCTGTTATAAATATACATTTTGTTTTTATATAAAAAAAATTGAATTCTTAATTATATAAACATATTTGGTACATAAATAAATCCTTCTTTCTCCATACTTTTTATAATGTCTTCTTTTGTTTTTGATTCATAATCATTGACTTCCCAACATGCTTCCATTATTTCTGAATCACCAAATATTCCTGCTCTATTAAGAGCATCAATAATATCCTGTGGTAAATTATGTGATCCTAATTGATCATCTAAACAATTAGATCCATCTTCTGATAATGCGATTATTGATGGATCGGGATCGTTAACATCCCCACCATTTTCGGTTGCTGTCCATACATCAAAATACCAATCACTTGGATTTGTTTTTTTTGTGTTCATATTATTATTTTTAGAATTATGTTCTTCAGTATCATCAAAAGTATGTTCAAAATCTTCTAATTCTTCTTTTTCATCTGCTTCTTCTTTAATTTTATTTAAATATTCTTCTTTTCTTTTTTCTTTTGATTCTTTGAAAATTGGAACTAAATAATCGATAATATATTCAAAGCGATCTGATTCATTTTTATATTCCCATTCTGGTATTGATTTAATATCAATATTGTATAATTGAGCTATAGCATCATAATCAGACATTATTCTTGGAGATGTGATACTTTCATCAATTCTAATGATTTCCTCTGTGATAAGTTGAGTTTTTTCAAATCGCAAAATCGCACTAAATGAATAATCATTATTATCTGTTAGATAAACTTTCATTTTATTTTCAAATAGTGCAGATAGTTCAATTCTACAATTAAATGGTTTATCATCAATTTTAATCCAAGTTTCAGGATCAATTAAGCTACCAATAATTTTATCAAGTTCTACATTAAAATCAAAATCTCTTTTTTCAAATTCTATAATATCTTCAAAATAATCTTTTAATAGTTTTATTAAGTTGTCATTATATTCTAAGAGTGCTTCTTCTCTTTTATTTTTTGAATCTTGGTGTTGCTTAATAAAATCCCCCATAAGTTCTTTTTGATGTTCAGCGTATTCGGCTCTTTTTGATTCTGCATATGCCTCTGGATCTTTTTTATATAATAGAGAATCTTGAATTTCTAAAATTCTATATTGTTCTTTGATGGATTCAATAAAATTAGAAAAATCAGGATTTTCTAAGAGATTATTATTAAGTTTTTGTTTTAATTCTTCAGTATCAAATTCATCGGTCCAAAATATAGCAGGTGCAAATTTTTCAACTTCAACTGAACAATTTTTTAATAATTCTTGTATAATTACTGTTGGCGCGAATTCTAATGAATCCTGATTTAATGGTGATTCGTTTTTCATCAAATAAAGAAGATGACCATTCGGATCAATAGTTCTAATAAGATGAAAGTTATATTTCACATCTTGAGTAAATAAATTTAGTAATCTTTTTTTCTTATTCATAATTTAAGTGAGTTTTTATTTTATAATTCAAAGATAAACATTATTTATAAATAAAAAAAATTGAAAATAATTATCTTTTTATATCTTTTTTTATCTTTTTGACCTTATATATTTTATATATAGTAATATGAGAAAGTTAAAAAATATGAAAATAGACGAAAACTTGCATACTGATTTGAAAAAATATGCAAAAGAAAATTCACTAAAATTAAATGATTGGGTTGAAAAAATTATTAAAAAAGAGTTTGAAAAAATAAAAGATAGAAATGATAATTGAAGAGTATGTTAATGTTGGTGTGAATTCTAGAAATAAAAATCATTTTATATCTTTAGGTTATAATGCTATTGTTGGTATAGATATGATGGTATTATCTATACATTTATGTAAAAATAGTAATTCTTTAATAAAAGCGAAATGTGCGGATTGTGGCTGTGAAACAAATATAAAAATGAGAACATATACAAAATCTTTAAAATCGCATGATTATTACTGTTGTAAAAAATGTTCAATAAATAAGAATATAAAAACAAATAAAGAAAAATATGGAGTTGAACATACATTTCAAAACAAAGAATTATTAGATAAACGAAAAGAAAATAATATAGATAAATATGGTGTTGATAGTGTTTTTAAGTTAAATGATGTTAAAGAAAAAATTAAGAAAACAAATTTAGAAAGATATGGATTTGAAAGTGCCAGTCAAAGCGATGCTGTCATTGAAAAAATGAAAAATACTAGAATAAAAATTGGCATACAATTGTCAGATAATTTACTTTCAGATTTTATTTTATATAAAAGAAATGTCAATAGAATTACTAATAGAAATAAAAAAGCACTATTATTAGAATGGAATGGTTTAGATTATTATGACAATGAGGATATAAGGAGTAATTTTATTTTACGTGGACAAGATCCAAATTATCCTTCTCTTGATCATAAAATTTCTATTTGGTATGGTTATCAAAAAGAAATATCACCTGAGATTATAGGTGATATTTCTAATTTGTGCTTTACAAAGAACTCTATAAATTCTACTAAGAATATAAAGATTGAATCCGAATTTAAATATTAATCTTGTTTATCAATATGCTCAATCTGCTTAATTTTACCATTATCAAATGCAATTGGACATTTACCATCTGTGGATAAAATCAAAGTTTTTGTTCTAATTCCTTGAAAATCTAACGAATCTGTACATCCGTCAGTTAAAATTACAGTGTTGAATATGCTTATTTTATTTTTTTTATCTGCAATAAATTTTAATGCTGGAGTTAAAGTTGTACCGCCAAGACCAAAAATTTTCATTTTTTCTAGTTCTTTTTTACAAGTAATTTTATATACTTTTTTTACTTCTGTGTCTATTTGAACTAAATTCATTTCAATATCGTTTTGGAAAATGTAGGATAATACTTTTTCGAAGCTACCTGACATCGAACCACTTGTGTCTAATATGACGTTAATTTCGTTTTTATATTTTTTATTTCCTTTAAGTCCATCAATACCTCTACGGTTTGGTCTAACTATTGTTTTTGATTTCTTAGAACCAAAAATATGACTACTCATTGTTCTTTTTATTTCTTTTAAATAGTCAATACGTGTTTTACGAAGTTTATTTAAAATTGCTTCAACTTCGCCAGAGGAAAGTCCCCTGTTTTTCAGCTTTGTCATTATTCCTTCAACAATTTCTCTTTTTAATTCTTGTGGAATATCATCTGGTAGATGAGCGTCAAGAGTATTTTGTTCTTCTCTTTCTTCACCTTCAAAAATTGTGTCTAGTGAATAACATTCAGCATCGTTTTTGCCGTATTTACCATACCTATCTTTACCAGAGGTGTCTTTTTTTCCTTGACGAGACTGATTATTGTTATGCTCGTGTCCGCAATTAGGGCATTTATTTTCATTACCTTCATTACCACTATTTTCGTCACTATCTTGATCACCACCTTGACCGCTTTTGCCTTGTTTTTCTTTATTTTTACCGTCTGCACCGCTTTTTCCACCGACTTGACCGTCTTTTTCTTTGTTTCCTTGTCCTTTATCATTTTCACCACTCTCCCCATCATCTTGATTTTCTGATTGATCTCCTGGTTGAGGAATAGATGCGCCACATTTAGGACATTTACCAGCTTCTTTTCTCATTTGCTGGATTTTATCTTTATTTTTTTCTTGCCATTCTCGTTTTTTATTAACATACCATTCGTATAGGTCTTCAAAAACTGGCTCACCTTTGTATTCTTTTGGAATAAAAAGAGCACTATTGTTTTTGAGTATATCTTTTGGAATGCTGATAAATGGTGTTGGTCCTGATCCAAGACCTTGTTGTTTCATAATTTCATCAAGAATGATTTGATTTATAATCATATCTTGAACAATGTTTGCCGATTTTTGATCATAACCAACACTTCGTTTGATGTGATCAAAAAGAATATGAAATTCTTCATGAATTAATAGGAAATTTACTGCCGATTGACTTAAACTTTCAATGAATTTGCGATCCCAGTAAAAATTCATACCAGCAGATGTGACGTTTACTCCTGCTGTTGGAACATAAGGATTATTTTTTGTTTCAAAAAAGTTGATGAATAACGCAAATTCACCATAATATGGCAAATTACCTGTTGCCATCATTGCTACGACAGCTTCTGTAAGCTTTTCGTGCATTCTATCGGGTATCACATGTTTATAAAAATCTATCATATTTTTTATTATTTATTTTTTATTTTTTAACCAAACTAAGAATAATGTTATGAATAGTACGATTGGTAAGAAGACATTACTATTCACTTGAATTGTTTTCGTTAACCCCCACATTTTATATTCTTTAACTAATAAATTTGCACTTTTTTCAGCATAAACTTTAGCAGTATCCATTTGAGCAATTGCTGGTTTTATGGATTGTTTGCCTTTTTCTGTATCAAAATATTGATTAGAAAAAACTGAAAATGTAAATGTCATTAAGAAAAATAATAATATAATCTTTTTCATAGTTTATATTTTAGACTTCAAATATAGACATTTTTTTTTGAATAAAAAAATTAAAATGTTTGAATTAATTTATTTTTAGTCCAATAATAAGTAAGTAAATAACCACCAATTAGTCCACCAAGATGTGCAAAGTGACCAATACCAAATCCATAAGATGGATTTATTAATGATAATAATCCAAATATAAGGGACAATGCACCAAATCCATATATAAAATTTTTCATTTTCATTGGAATAATAAATAAAAATAATACTTCAGTTTCAGGTGCAATGAAAATATAAGCTGCTAATAACCCACATAATGCGCCTGATGCGCCAACAGCTGGACCTGTTCCAAGAAACATCCAAAGTAATGATGAAGTTATTCCACTTAGGAAATATAATGTTAAAAATTTATTTGTACCAATAACTTGCTCAATTTGATTACCAAATTGCCATAAAACAAACATATTTAATAATATATGCAAAACTCCACCATGAAGAAACATTGAGGTTATTGGTTGCCATATTGCAAAATGTTGGTCTGTAATATTAAATAATGCAAGAGAATTCATATTTATAAAATATGAGGCAATAAAAAATATTACATTTGCTATAATTAAATTTCTCACAGAATTAGTAGATAATCCAATTGATGTGAATTTATAAACATTTTCTCTTCTTTTTTGAGTTTTTTTCTTTTTTTCTGAATACTCTATTTTTTCTGGTGTATTAAAAATTTCTTTTATTTTTTCTTTGCTTAAAGAAAAATCATAACCAGGAATAGGTTTTTCATTTCTATCTTTCATTATTTTTTATTTTAAATGGTTCTTATATAAAATGTCACGCCAATATCTTCTTTATAATTATCTGTATAAGAATAATATTCATGATTTTTGCCTGTTGTACATTCGCTTGTCATACTTGACAACCATTCTATAAAATCGATTTCTTGTTCTTTTGGAATTGGTTCATTAGTTTCAATAACTTCAATTTCATAAGTTACTGTTTTTCTGATTTTTATATTTTCAATCTTCTCTTTCATATTTTGTTGAAAATTTATACATTTTACTTAATTCAATATGTCTTTTAATATCTCGCCAATCTAATCCCATTTTTTTCTCAGTGTCTATATCTAATCTACCACCAAGTAATAATTCAATTACTACCATTGGATTTAGATAGTTTTTAATATGAAGAAAGATGGCATATAAATACCATCTTTGTCTCCATAATTTTATATTCCATTTACAGGACTCATAAGATATTATGTTCTTCTTCGCCTTCTGCGCCATTGTGATCTATTTCGGAAAATTTTTTTTGCACTCTTTTTTTAACAATATTTCTACCTTTTTTAATCTGAGATTTAATAGTTGAAAGATTAATATTTAATTCCTCTGAAATCTCTTTATATGCCATACCTTCAATTTCTCTCATAATTAAAACTTTTTTATATTTGAAATCTTTTTCAGGTAAATTATAGATTGTCTCTTTAATAAAATTAGCTTTTTTAACAAATATATTATATTCATCAATATGCCGTCTACCATCATCATATGGAATAATGTTAGATAAATTAAAATTTTCTGCCATTTCTTTGTCTAATGAATTGGTTGGAAGACGTTCACTATCTTTGTGAGCCTTTTTGACAATATTTTCAGCAATTTTGTAAATCCAGGTATTTACTTGTGCACCACCTTCATCTGGTCTTTTATACGTACTAATATTTAATAATGCTTGTATAAAAGCATCTTCTACATGGTCCTCTGCTATTTCAGGATCTTTGGTGTATCTAGATATATACCACATTAATCTTGGCTTATAGTTTTTGTAAAAGTTTTGAAAATTAAGGTTTGTTCTTTCTTCAAACTGTCTTTCAAGTTCGTTAATTTTGTCGTTTTCTTTCATAGATATAATTTAGAGCATATATATAGTAAAAAATCTAGTCTTTGTTTTACTATATTTTATAATTTAAAAATAATTATATTGATTTGTTTTTCTTTTTGTATAATCAAATGTAATTATTTTTTTAGAATAAAAAAAATGCTCTGAACTATTCAGTAAAAAATAAAAAAAGAAGGTGATAACCTTCTTTTTAATTTGTGAGATATTAAATTTTAATTAATAGATTCAATTGCTTCAATAACCCTTCTTGATTCTCTTGCAATAATAGATGTATCACTATCTTTGAATAATTCAACATATGCGCTATATAGTACTTTTGCATTCAATGTTAAATCCTCAATTTTATCAATATCGGCAGCAGTTAAATTACTTAAAGTATTATAATTTTTTCTGAAACCATATTCATACATTAATTTTTTACCTAATGCTGCGAGTTTTAATTCAACACTTTTTACAAGTTTGCCTTTTTTGTCAAAAAGAACAGATTTTGCGAATTCTACAATTGTGACTTCTTTATTTTTTAAGTCGTCAATTGTTTTAACATGAAAATCAATATCCATATTGAAATTGATAAGATTTTCAGAGAAAGATTTTATTTTTTCAGGTAACGAAGATTTGTAATGTTTGTTGCTAAAACTAGTTAAGATTGTAATTGATGTTGGATTCTTACCTTTTTCACATTTTACCAGACCAACATTCATTGAAAGAGCCCTACTTTTGTCAGTAGAGTTGACAATACTAATCATTTTTTCATACCGCTCATTATCAATAAATAATTCATCACCGATCAATTTGATCTCTTGTACACCGCTTGCTGCTTTAAGTTTGTAGGTTTCAGGTGTGAAATATTTTTGTATTTCTGATAAAATTGATTTTGAAAAATGTGAAAAATCAAAATTGTAATAAACTTTAGAAACTTCTACCCTACAAATTTCCCTGTTGTCATACTTTGTAATTAACCAGCCATTTTCAATCTGATTATCAAATTTATCAAGGTCTTCATTTGCTTTGACACCATTAAATACTTTAGTGATTGCAACTACTCTGTTAAAAAAGAATCTTCTTTTCATTTTAATTGTGTTTTTTATTTATTTGACTCTACAAAGATACTATATTTATTTAAATACACCAAACATTTATACGAATTTTTTTGAATTTAAATTTTCATTTAAATAATAATCAGAATTATATTTTCTAATAAGAACTTTACCATTGAAAGTGTGAGTGCAACAGTTACAAGATGGAATTAAATCTTCATTTTTAAAATTTGGATTTACTTTTTGTAATTTGTTATTTTCATCAATATATAAACCACTATAGTATGATGATTCATCACAGCCTACATAATCTCTTTTTTCGGAGTCGTTCCTAGCGACTAAATGATAAATTGGTTCTTCACAATCTAATCTTTTTATTGCTTCGGAATGAATTTTAGTCCAATCTTCTCCAATCTTAGAAAGAAGAAATCTATAAAGAGGAGTATAATCTAACCCACGTTGAACATCTTTTTTCATGGATTTTTTAATACCAGATTTTTTGCCCCTATCAGTTTTTGCATTATGACCAATATTGTGATGAACACCGCGAGCTTTTGTATTAACTTTTCTATATAATGGTTTAATATCTTTATTCATTTTTATTTATTTTTTTATTTCATGAACAAGTCTCTATTCATATTTTTATTTATTTTAATGATGTACAAAGATACAGATTTAATTTAATATTACCAAGAATTTAATAATATATCTTGCATGTTTTTTGGCTTTTTTTTAAAAAATCATATTAATATATAATAATGTAAAAAGGTAAAAAAAAATGCTTTTTTTCAAAAAAAAAATTAATATATACCATAAAAATAATTTTTTAATTATGCCAATTAAAGACACAGATTTCGGAAAATATAAAAGACCAGGTATTTTTATCGAAGAAATTGATAGTAGTATTATAGAACTTCCAGTACAGAATGTTCTAGTAAATTTAGTTCCTGGTTTTTCTAAAAAAGGTCCTTTTAATACACCAATTTATGTTACAAATCCCAATGAGTTCACTTCTATATTTGGTGATGATGATAGAAGGCTAGAAAATAAAGGTTCATTTTTTCACAAAACAGTAAAACAAATGTTGAAAAGTGGACCAGTTTGGGCTCTAAATCTTTTAGCCACAAATCCAAATAGAGATAAGGTTGAATGGCAATCTATCTCAGTATCATCACAATATCAAAATGGTAATGTGAATAGTTCAGCATATGAATCATTTTTTAATCGCCAAGATTTTTGGGAGAGAGATACAGATGCATTCTTAAATATTGTTAAAGCTAATAATTTTGGTGTTTCTGACAATGAGAGACTTTTTCATATTACCAATATGGGTGACAAAGATATTACAGTATTTATGTTCAAATCAAGTATTACTGGATTTGATGTTACTGCAGAAGAATGGTATGGTGATAGAACTAAAGTGCCCGCATATATTGATTATAGAGAATGGATTTCAGATTATCTTGCTTCTATTGTTATAGTTGCTGGAGATTGGTCAAATTATAAAACATTGAGTAATGATACAACATTTAGTAAATATTTTAATAAAAATGGTTTAATTAAAACCCAAGTTAACAATTTCTTTAATGAAAGAACTGTTACTATTCTTGGTAAATATGATGTTTCTTTAATACCATATTTTAAGGATATAAATAATAAAGATATGTATATTAAGAATATCATTAATAATAATACTGACACAACTGGATTATTCTGTACATATAATGAAGATTCATTACTAGAAGCAGATTTTAAACTTGGAAATTTAGATATTATAGGTGATGTTATCGCAGGACAAGATATTAGTAATATAAAATTTATGTCATATGATGCAACCCTTAAAGAAACAATAGTTTATACACAAAAATATTTAGATTCTAGTAATAATGTTATAACCAATAATGTTGATAGTTTGTTGCCATTTGGTAATACTGATAATAGAACTGGAATATACACAAATGGAAGTACATATGATATTTATTTTGATTCTAGTACTACTACATTTAGTGGTACTGCTGGCACTAATTTACAAGTTGGATTTTTAGGTGATGTATCATCTCATTTAGTTATGAATGGCGTTATTACACCTGGATTTGTATCAACCGTTGTTACATTAACTGGTGTTTCTTCTGCATCAGGTTCAAGATATGACGTTTTATATCTTACAAGTGATAATACTGTTAATATTTTATATGGTGTTGAGACAACGGGAACTGCTATAAAACCAGATTATACATTTAGCTTAGATAGTACTATTATTTTAGGTTATACAAAAATAGTTAATAGTTCAGGTAGTTCAACATTAACTTATTATCCTGTGACTGTAGATGAATCTGGATACCTTCCTTTTGATCAAATTCCTGGATATGATGTTATTGCTATTGCGCCTACACCTGACACGTTAGGTGAATTTGTAAGTATTCAGTTTAATGGAACATCAGGTAAAACTGGAATTTATAATGAATATGGATATCTTAGATCAATGTACGCATTTAATGAAATATATGACAAATTATCTACTCAAAGTGTTATGATTGAATTTTCAGGTTTAACATCAGTGACATTTATGGATGGTAATAAAGTGCCTGTTATATCAACATTCCCAATAGATGCAACAACAACAACAAATGCAAGTATTAAAATTTATGTTGATGGTGCTGATAAATGTGTTTATAATAATAAATTTTTACTTTATTATGTTGATAATGAGTTTTTGTTTAATAATGTAGGAACAACTAATACTAATACATTAATAACAAGATACACAGTTGCTGGTGACCTTGCATCTCCATCAAAAGGTGTAGTTGCAACATTTTCTCAATTATACCAGGATTATTATAATGGTGTAATAAATAATTTAGATTATTTTTATGTTAATAATAACAGTGGATCTACATCTAAGATTTTTTTAAAAATGTTTTTAGATCAGTCTAATATACTTACTGTTAATTTTTTATCAACAATAAATCCTGATACACAATATTCTATATCATTTAGTGATTGGTCTGATATGTATAATTATCATTTGGATATTCATTCAAATAGATCAAACTGGGAACAATCTGTTGAAATTGAGGATTGGTTTGGTGATGATCTTAATACTTGTCATCAAATTTGGGTAAATAAAAATAGATATTCAGAAATAACAAAAGGTAGTTATTTATCTGCATATTATGATGAAGCATATTATGAAGCGCCAAATGGTGAAGGATATTTAGAAGGTTCTGTACCAAGAAAATTGACTAGAATCATTAAAGTTCAAAATGATCCAAATAATGTTGATCTTAAAATTCTTTATACAGATGCACCTATTATGATTGAAGATTATAATGTTGCAGATACAGGATTAACAACTCCTAGCTATCAAACATTTACTTATCCATCAGTTGATGTTTATGTTGATGAATATAAGGCTTTAAAAATTTCTCCATTTATTGTGCATACAGATTCTATTCCTAATGGTACAGATGTAAGACAAAATGCAATACTTGATATTATAAATATGGATACTAATCTTGCAAAAGGATTAGCCGATAAAAATAAAATATCTTGGAGATATTTAGTTGATTCATTTGGATTAGGACTTGTCCCTATGGATGGATACGGCTCAAAACAACAACTAGCTGATCTTTGTGGTATGAAATTAAATTGCCTTGGATTTATTAATATGCCAAGCGCAAAAATATTCAAAGAATCAACAAACCCTTCATTTATAGATGATCATGGCTCACTTAATTTAGCATATGTTAAAGCCGGTGCTGACGATAGTAAGAATCCTGATTTTTATTATCAATTTGCTCAAAAACATGGCGATTATGATGGTAGAAGTTGTGTTGGTTATTTCTTTCCATATATTAGAATTTATGATAATGGTATTCCTAAATTTGTTCCACCGTCATCATATGCCGCAACTACTTATATGCAAAAGTTTACTTCTAATGTTGCAGGTATGTTACCTTGGACAATTTGCGCAGGTATTACTAATGGTAGAATTCAAAATATCACTAAAACTGAAATGGATTTTACTAATATTGATCTTGAAAATTTACATTCAATGAATGCCAACCCTATTGTTTATAAAATAAATAATGGATATTGTATCAATGATGATGCATCGGCACAGGTGTTTCCATATAGCTCACTTAGTTTCTTACATTCTAGGGAAGTGCTTATTGAACTTGAAAACCGTATTTATGATATGTTATTGAAATATCAATGGGCGTTTAATACTCCAGAAATTAGAGCAGAAATCAAATATAGAGCTGATAAAATATGTAAAGATATGCTAGATAATGATGCATTCTATGATTTTAGAAATGTTTGTGATACAACAAATAATACAGATTATGTTATAGATTTACAAATTGGAGTTCTTGATACTCAAGTTGAAATAATAAAAGGTATGGGAATTATTGTAAATAATATAACAATTATGAAGAAGGGTGATATTCAATCTAAGGGCTTTGGTCCAACTAATTAAAAAAGTTATTCATAAAAAAAAAGGGAGATAAAATTCTCCCTTTTTTTATTTTAAATAACAAACAAATCTATTTAGAATCTTTATAAATAAGAAAAAGATATTATATGAATTTAGTAGTGGAAGGAACAGTTGGCTGTGGTAAGACAACTTTTGGTAAATTTTTATCAGAGAAAATTAATATTAAATTGTATGAAGAATTGGTTAATAGTGATACCCCAATTTTATTAGACAAATTTTATAAAAAACAAAAAAGATGGGCATTCGCATTGCAAATTCATTTTTTAAATGAAAGATTTAGAATGATTAAGGAAATTAATAAATTAGAAAGTGGAATTCTTGATAGAAGTATATATGGTGATAGTATTTTTGCACAACTTCTTCACGAAGATGATAAAATGTCAAAAGAAGAATATAATACATATAAAACATTACTTAATAATATGCTAGAGCATGTAAACCAACCACATTTAATGATATACTTAAAATGCTCAACAGAAACAGCAGTACAAAGAATAGCAATAAGAAATAGAGGAATTGAAACTGAAGTTCCAATGAATTATTGGATGAGACTAAATTATAAATATGAATCTTGGTATAATGACTATAATCTATCAGAAAAATTATGCCTTAATGTTGATGATTTTAATGTTTTTGACGAAAAACAAAGAGAAGAATATCTAAATATAGTTATAAATAAATTAAAAGAAATATAAAAACCTTGTATATATAAATATTTTTTTTTAGATTTTCATTTTTTTATAAAAATTTATAAAAATTATAGCCCTATATATCAAATTTTAGGAATATTTTTTTATATATCTTATTTATAGAGGAAAGAGATTATTTTTTATATATAGTTAAAAAATAATCAATATATATGCCATTAGCACACTTTACAACAATTGATTCCCATAGAGAAAAATGGGAGCCTATACATCCTAATTTATTTGAAAGTACTATCATTTTACCTCAGGTTTTACAATCAATCCATCCAAATGCGACACATTTGCTTTTGGAAAATACCGTTGAGGCTACAATGCCAACTTATCCAACATTGGCAACACAAGAACAAAGATTTAAATATTCTACTCGTATTTTTCCTATGATGCCAGATACAACATCAATAAAAGATATGAAGATTAAATTTAATCTTAATCAAAATGATGATTATCAAATATTCTGTTTTAAAATGTTAAAAGATTGGTACGATTTAGCTTGGAATAATGAAACAGGAACTCTTCATTATAAGAAAAATTTAGTTGGTGATATTATTATACACCAACATGATAAAGAAGGTAAAGTTATTCGTAGAGTAACTTATCATAACGCAATGATGTTAGCATTTTCTGGAATGGAATCATTGAATTGGGCATCAGGAACAGAAGTTATGAGCCTTGATACAACCTTCGCCGCAGATTATTGGGAAGATTTTTACTATTAACTCATTATCAAGTAGTTACAAAAAAAAGATATAAGAAATTATATCTTTTTTTATTTTTATGATTATTGGGAACAACTTTTCATAATTTTTATACTATATAAAATAAAAAGATATGGAAAAACAATGTAGAATTTGTGGAAAAGTTAAATATATAAACGAGTTTCACAAGAAAAAAGGTTCATCAGATGGTGTAAGGAATGAATGTAAAGAATGTGTAAAAGATATACAAAAAAAATATAAAGAAGCACCTGGAGCTAAAGAGAAGAGAAAAGAATATGATAAGATAAGATATGATGAAAATTCAGATAAAATTTTAGAAAGAAAAAAAGAATATCATAAAGAAAATAGAGAAAAAATTTTAATTCAGAAACAACAATATCGAAATGATCCAAATAATGTAGATAGAATTAAAGATTATATGGAAAGTTATAGAATAGATCATAGGGAAGAATTTAGAGAATATATTAGAAATAATCCAGATATAAATAGTAATGGACAAGCTAGATATAGAGAACGTCATCCCCATATTATTGCTTGGCGTTCTGTTTTATATTCTACTTTGAAAAGACTTGGAACAGATAAACAAGGTCATACAATAGATATGCTAGGATATTCAGCATTGCAACTAAAAGAACATATAGAAACGCAATTTTTACCTGGTATGACTTGGAAGAATCATGGTGAGTGGCATATAGATCATGTTAGACCAGTTACTAATTTTTCTACAACTGAAGATGTTAAGATTGTTTGTGCGTTAGAAAATTTACAACCTTTATGGGAGTTTGATAATTTGTCTAAGTCTAATAAGTTTTAAATTTTATTAATTTTATCTAATTTTAATTTTCTAATTTCTTTAATTGTTGGTTTGTGAGTATGATATCGGATTTCTACGCTAAATTCACAATAGCATTTAGAGCAATAATAATTAACTAAATTACTTCCAGATAACTCCCCTTCACTATTTATTCCAGCTGATCCTGAGACTCCATTACTAGACATTTCTGCATTTTTGTTTTGATTGCAGATTGGGCATTCCATTGAGAATATATTCATTTATTTGTATTAATTTGTAATTTTGTATAAAAAATATAGAAATAGTTTTAATTTCTATCGGTAAAAAACGGCAATCTATCTATAAAAATTGTCAATTCATCTATTTATCAATGTTTTATCAACAACTTATAAAAAAAATTTTCTATATAGATTATAAAACAATTTAAAAAACAATTTAATATTATGAAAAAGATGAACACAAAAACGAAAATGATTTTAGCATTTTTTGCAGGGATTTTATTCCTTTTTTTAGTAAATGTTGGGATGTGTCACAACAGATATGAAAAATTTGAGAATTTTAAAAAAGAAAGATTTGAGATGAGAACTGATCATTTTCAAAATTATAATTTTGAAAATCATAATGCAAAAATGAGATATCATGAAATGAGGAGATTTAGAAATTTGAATATGCATGAAAGATTTGTGTTAAAACAAGATAGTATTGTAACATACAATATTGATTCAGAAAAACCAATAAATGATATTCCAATATTGATAGATGAAGTAGTGGTGATTGGTCATAAAAATTTATTTTAATTAAAATAAATTTTTAAAATAAGGTCCTGACCTAATAATGTAATATTATTAGGTCAGGACCTTATTTTATGGGGGACATAATTGTTTTAATATATAAAGCAAAAAATTAATAAAGATGGCTGATAAGTTTAATGATAAGAAAGAAAATGACGCTCTTAAATATTTGAAACAGAATTTTGCGGGTGATAATGATGATTTAGATTCTATAAAAAAAGTTGATTTGTCCTATTTGGATAATACTCCTTCTAATGAATATATGGTTATACCGCTAGATATTTTACCTTGTGGTATATTTTATAAACCAGGCACAAAGATTAGCATTAGAGCTGCTAAAGTTCAGGAAGTACAGGCATATTCGGTTGTTGAAGATTCAAATTATTTAGATATAACTGAAAAAATGAATGGTATTTTAAGTTCTTGTGTAAAATATGTTTATTCTAATGGTATGCAAGGTTCATATAAAGATGTTCGTGATGGTGATAGATTATTTTTAATTTTTATGATTAGAGAGTTAACATTTCCTGGTGGTAAAAATTTATCAAAGGATGTAACTTGTGAGAATTGTGGTCATGAGTTTAAGATGGAGTTAAGAGCGACTAGTTCTAATAAAGTTCCAAAATCTTTTGTTAATTATGAGATGCCAAAAAAATTAGAAAAGTTTTTTGATCAACAAGAAAGGGTATTTATATTTAAAATTAGCGGTGTAGATTATAAGTTAGCGCCTCCAACTATTGGTATTCAAGAAATTTTCTTTGGTAATATTAAAAATAAAATTCAAGGAGATAAAAATCCAAATGTTGCTTTTTTGAAACTTGCTTCATTTATGCTTCATGATAAAATTAAAATTACAGATGAAGGAATAAAAGCTAAAGAACAAGAATTTAAAAATTTAAGTATGATGACATTTCAAATTTTGAATAATGCAGTAGGTCAAATGCTATTTGGTATTAAAGAGATGAAATGTGGTTGTCCATCGTGTGGTCTGGAGGTCCACACAGACATGAGCTTTCCCTCAGGAGCCTCAAACATTTTCGTTATTCCAGATGCCATTGACGAATATTTTGGATAATAAATTTGGATTTATGGATATTGAGCATATTGCACCAAGATATATAAATGAATTATCTTGGTGGGAATATGAAGAATATGTAACTAGATTGAATGCTAAAATTGAGAGGGAAAATAAGCAGAATCAAGAATCTCAGAAGAATCAGCAAACTCCTAATATGCCAGATTATTCTAAGAAAATACCAAATATGAGTTCTATGATGAATAATTTTGGAAAATATAAACCTTAAATAAAAGTCCAATATAAAAAATTGGACTTTTTTAATTTATATATATATATTATTATGTTTACAAAATTTAAAGATTTTTTCAAAACTAATTCACCTTCAACGTCTAAAGAATATTATTCACCATCAGGTAGGCGAGAATATACACAAGAAGAGCTTGATAATAATTTATTTAATTCAATATATACTGCTGATTATAATACATTTACTGATATGATAGAAAGAGGCGCAAATATTAATAAAGTTATACCTGATGGATCTGGACGACCTGAATATACCACATCACCTTTAGAAAAAATTATTTATGGTTGGAGACATAGTGATAGAGATCAAGTTAAATTTTTAAAATATTTATTTGAATCAGGTGTCAATTTATTTGGTTACAAATATAATGGCGATTTTGATACTGAAGAAATAGATGTTTATAACGCTATAAATAAATTGATTCATAAAGAATATAGACAATGTGTTATAGATTCTCTTTTTATGAATTATCCTGATTATATGGAAGAAATAGAATTACGAAATAATACAAATAAATATAATTTATAATCTTTTTTGATTATAAATTATAATATATAGATAAAATAATCACAACTATGAAGAAATTAAAAAATTATGATCAATTTGTAAAAGAGGCTTTTACATTAACTTTAGATCAGTTGCCTAGTATTGGAGATATTGTTGATAAAGTAGATTGGAAAAAAGGTGAAAAGATTGCATTTATAGATTTTAAAGGTATTAAAAATATACCAGTACATATTGCAACGCAAGATACTGAATTAGATTTGGGGACTAATACATTGGAAATAGAGAAAGCATAATTTATATATATCTTTATGGAAGATTTTAAAAAAATAATGGAAGCTGTGGAAAGTCATAAACTTTCAGGAGTAGTACTTATTTATAATAATAAGATATTATTGGTTCGTCCTAGAAAATTTAGGAGAAAAATGAGAAAATGGTCTATTCCAAAAGGTCATATAGAAGAAAAAATGTCCAAAATGCAAACTGCTTTGAAAGAATTAAAAGAAGAAACGACAGTAAAGTTAAAAAAAAGACATTTAAAAGGTAGTCCAAAGATAATTATTGATTATTTTAAAGCTGGAGCTAATAAAAAATTAACTTGCTATATTGTTAGAATAGAAAAGGAAGAAATGAATGTTAGATTATTTAATGATATGATATTAGGTAATTTTTTGAAAGGTGAGACAGTTGAAGCTGGATTTTTTTCAAAAGAGGATGCAATAAAGATTATAGAGAGACATCAATTAAGTTTATTAAAATTCTTAGATTAATATATGGGTAGAAGATTGACATTTGAGCAGTTTATAGAAAAATCAAACGAAATTCATAATAATAAATATGATTATAGCCTGGTTTGTTATAAAAATAATTTTACTAAGGTAAAAATTATATGTTCAGAGCATGGAATATTTGAGCAAACCCCATCTAATCATATACATTCAAAACAAGGTTGTCCTAAGTGCTATGGAAATAAAAAAATAACATTAGATGAATTTATAAAAACTGCGGCTATTATACATGATGATAAATATGATTATAGTTTAGTTGATTATAAAAATAATTTTACAAAAGTAAAAATAATATGCCCAGAACATGGAATATTTGAGCAAAAACCAAATGGACATTTAATACAAAAAAGTGGATGTTTAAAATGTTCAGGAAAAAACACAAAAACAACAGAAGAATTTATTTCATTTGCTAAGAGTGTTCATGTTGATTTATATGATTATAGTTTAGTTGATTATGTTTCAGGTAATATAAAAGTTAAAATCATATGTAAAAAACATGGCATTTTTGAACAAAAACCAGATATACATACAAATAGAAGACATGGGTGTCCAAAATGTAGAAAAAGTAAAGGTGAACTTCAGATAATTAAAACATTAAATGAAAATAAAATTTTATTTGTACAACAAAAAGAATTTGAAGATTGTAAGGATAAAAATGCGTTATATTATGATTTTTATTTACCAGATCATAATTTATGTATTGAATATGATGGTTTACAACATTTTGAACCAATTGAGTTTTGGGGTGGTGTTGAAAATTTAGAATATATACAAAAACACGATCAAATTAAAACTGATTTTTGTGTAGATAATGATATTAAATTGATTAGAATTAAATATAATAGAAAATTAAAAGATTCTGATATTTTAGAAAAAATATATTGTTATGATTAATAAAGAGTTAGCGATGTTCGATCTGGACAACACTTTATGGTACATAAAGAGTGATATATGGATTATTGATAAAAATAAACCAGGAGTTCCAATTTTAAAAATATCTCAAATAGAATTTGCATTGATTAAAAGTGGTATTTATGTTAAAGATGATATTTTGATTGAATATAATAATGAAAAGTTTTATATTTCTAAAGATATAATGGAGCGTATATTAAGAAAGAATAAAAATATTAGATTTGGTAATTTAGGAATTTCGTATAGTGAATTTTTTGATGATGATATTTTAAATAAAAAAGATGTTCAATTATTACTTAATAATGTTAAGCATTTAATAGGAAAAAATATAGAAATTGGTCTTTTGACCGCTAGAAGTGATAGGAAAAAACATGCGCCTTTACTTAATAAGTTAAGAGTTAAATTAAAAGAGTATGGTTTGGAGATAGATAAAATATATTTTGTCTCTGAATCTATTAGAATAACTGGTCATCAAGATAGAGTGTTTTATGATAAAAATAAAGTTCTTTTAAGTCATTTAGTTGGGTTGAGTGTTGATAATGATAGATTTATGCCAGTTAAAATGGATGCTTATGATAAAATTTATTTTTATGATGATGTTAAATCTAATACAGCAAATCTTAACAATTTACAGGATTATTTTGATTATTTAGTTAGAAATAGTGATAGTGAGTGTGTTGAATTTATAAATAATAGACTTGATAATACTGAATTAATTTTAGTTAATAATCTTATAACTAATAATGAAATAAATCCATTTGAGACTAATGTAATTAAATTGATGACACCAGTTAAATATCCAATAAAAGTTCAGGATAAAAAACTTACAGTGAAGTTTGAAAATTTTAGAAAATATTAAGTTCTAAAAACTTTAACTGATGATGTTTTTATTGTTCCTTTTCCGTCCGTTACTTTACATGTGTATGTTGCTGATGGTACTATTGAATTAAATGAATTAATAACATATGGAATATTTGGCGTTATTACTCTATATCCATCATCATCCCCATCTAAATTAGTTCTTGGTATTATATTTCCATTTATATCTGTCCATTCATATTTAAATTGATAATCACTACCAGATGCATCAACTGATAATGTGACTTCATCACCTTTTGAAATTTTTGATGGCTCTGCTTTAGCTTTTATCGTTAATCCAATACTATTCATTTTATTTGTTGATTTACTTAATGATGATGTTACTTTATTTAATAATCCTATTAGTATAGTAAGTGATGCTAAAATTGTAATAAAAATTGCAAATATTGTATTAATTTGTGATATAACTGATTGTGATTCTTTAGGTAATAATAATCCAATAGTATCTATTATTGCTAATAGAGGTAATATTTCTGCTGTTTTTTGTTGTAAATTTCTTATGACTGTCATCATTGTTTGTGTCGCTGTCATAGCAGTTGGTATTCCTGATCCAAATGGTAAAATAACTGCTGATGAAACTAATGCTGCTAATGATATTGTTATTGTTAATGTTGCTGCTGGTATCGCGATTGTAAATTCTCCTAATTTAATACCTAATTGTATTAAATCGTTTTCTAAGTCTTTTATTTGTTTGTCTATTTTTTTCCATATAGGATGATTTTCATTAATTGGTGGTTGATAATCATCATCTCCTGGTTGTGAGATACACGCTGGATCTAATTTATCATTATCATATAATTTATTATTTTTATAATAAATTTTACCATAAACACATAATTGAGCATCTTCTTCTGATATTGGAGGATTATATGATGCACCTTGTAGTATTATCATTTTTTTAGCTATTTGTCTTTGAGTTAATAAATTTGGCTTAATAGATTTATCCCAAATATTTTTTGGCATAGTAGATATTGGTGGTAATCCAATACTTTGTACTGTTGTTATTTTATTTTGCAAATTATCTATAGATTTTGTTAATTCAGATGTTGATGCAGTATTAAATGTTGAGCCACTATTAGATGTGACAACTGAATTAACTGATTGTGTTGCCGTTATTGTTGGTGCGGTTTGATCTATTTTATGCCTTAACGTCATTTGATTAATATTTGTGTACTCTGATAATAAGTCTGTAAGTGTTTGTGCTATTGCTGTATTTATATTATCTTCAGTATCTGAATAGATTTGATTTTCATTTCCATTTGGTTGAATTTCATATACCGTTATTTCAGTTTTATTTTTACTTATTATAAAAATATCATATACATATGTCATAAAAAATATTTTATTTTATTTATATATAAAAAAAGGTCATTCTTAAAAATGATTTTCAAATTTTAATATATAAATAAAAAATAAAGGATAGATATGAAAAACTTATATTCAAAAAATGAATTTTTGACTATTCACAAAGATGGTGAGATATTAAACGAAAATTTTATTGGTAAAATGTTCAAAGGATTATTGAATAGTGTAATAAAACTTGCTAATAAAGTCAAAGGTTCTAAAGAAATAAATGCTGTTTATGATAAGTATAAAAAAAATATAGATACGACATTTGCAAAAGTTGCAAATGTCGGTGCTGCTGAAACTGTATCTAATGTTGCGCCAAGTACGCCGATAACTACTCCTGCATCTGGCACAACACAAAATTCTAGTTTTAATTTTGTTGGTAATAAATTAAATGAAGCTACAGCAACAGCAAATCCTGCAACAACACCACCAGTTGAAACAGCAGATCAAAAAAAGCAAAATACTACAGAGCAAAAAAATCTTGTAAATTTAACGCCAGAGAAAATTGCAAAAGTTGCAAAATTAACTGAGGACCAAATAGAGAAATTAAGAACTCAATTTAATGGTGAAATAGATGCAATTGTAAAAAGATTGTCAAAAAATCCTGATTATTCATCAGATAAATTGACTGCATATTCAACTGTTATGAAAAATCAATTTAATACATATGTATTTGATCAATGGTGGGGAATTTATCAAAAAGCTGGCGATCAGAAGAAATTGACTGAACTTACAAAAACAAAAAAAGAAAATGAATTGAAATTTAAACAAGCTGTTGATGCGTTAAATACAAAATTGGGTGAAAAATCTACACAAGTAACAGTAACATCTGGCACTAAATATAAATATGATAGTACAACACAAGGAAAAGAAATTGAAGTGACAGTTTTAGGTAAAGCAATAGGTCAAGATGAAAATGGTGCTCCTGATACTACAAAACCAGAGCATAAAGGTATGTGGAAAGTTAAAAGTGATAAGGGTGAATTTTGGGTAGCGCCATCTGCTCTTAAAGCTGAAGTAAAAACTCCAGTTGCTGGAACGACTGTTTCGGCTATTAAGAAAGAAGATATTAAAGCTAATAATACATATTCGTTTAAAAATAAAGAAGGTAAAGCTGTTATTGCTACAGTTAAAGCTAATAAAGATGGAAAAGTTGTTAGTGATGACGGAAAACTAGTTTTTGTAACTACTGTTGCTAAACCTGGCGTTCATCCTATTGGTATTAATATATTAAATCCGATAAAATAATTTTTATGAATAATTTAACATCATATAATGAATTTTTAACAGAAGGAACAATATCTTCTTCAGTATCCACTTTTTTGAAAGCTCAATATAATAATATATTTAATAATCCAAATCAAAATTTAAATAATTTATTTACTGATTTTACAAAAAAAGTAGATACTGAGAAAAATGTTGCAAATTTATATGAAAGATATATTAGATCTAGTCAAACTACAATGCAAAATGAAATAAATAGTGCGGAAACTATTGATGTAGTTAATAAATTATTATCAGATGAAATAAAATATTTTTATTTTTCTCTTAAACCTATTGTTAATAAACTTCAGAATGCTGAATTTACAATGGAAAAAATATTTGAAAGATCAAAAGATAAAAGATTAATGAAATTAATGAGTTATCCAGAAGATCAATTTGCAAATTCTATACAAGAATATATAAATTTAATTTTACCAGAAATTAAAAAATCTGCAGGATTAGATAGCCCTCAAACAACTACACAAGCAGTTCCACAGCAATCTACACCTCAAACAACAACAGAAGGTATAATGTATAATATTTATAAGATATTAGAAGCTGATGCTCCGAATCAAGCAACTACAATTAATACCGCTGCTGATTTGTTAAGTTATAAAAAAAGTGCAATTCAATGGGTTAACATGTCATTATTTGAGTTATTAAAGTCTAAATTTCAATTATTAAATCAATTAGGTGCCAGCACAAGCAATAGTGTTGATCAACTCTCAAAACAGATGAAAGGCACAAACAATGATAATGCTAAGAAAATGATTCTTAATAAAATTATGAATATGAATAAAGAAGAATTACAAAACTTGGCAACATCAATAGGATTAAAAACAGAAGAATTAGGTCAATTGTAAAAATTATAAAAACATGGAAATACAAAAATTTGAAGCATATACGTATAAAGGACCAACTTTGTTAAAATTAACAAGAAAAGAGGTTATTGAACAACTTATAGATAATCTAACTAATGGTAATTTTGGTGGTTATGAATGTAATGGCTCGTCTTATAATATAAATGAAGAGTGGGTGATGTTATATCTTGATAAAATAGTTGATGGTAAGAGTGTTGATTATAAAGCATTAAAACTAGATTTTTCGGATATGGGCATAGAGATTGGAAAAACTACTTGGGATGACAAAACTGAAGAAGATGGATTTATACCAGAAATAAATTTAGACACAGATTCTATTAAAAAAATGAAATCATATAAAACCACTTTGAATAAATTTAATATTTAAAATTTTTTATTTCAATTTTATTATTATCTTTGTATTTAAATCAAATTAACCAATGAGTCTTAAAATAGAACAAATAGAACATCTTAATGGTCGTAAATCACATTCTCGTAAAGAATGGAAAAGACAACGTAATCGTAAGATTCGTAGAGTTAAACAAGATGATGTTCCTCATATAAAATATAATGGCTGGGAATATTAAAAATTAATATATTAAAATGAAAATATCAAATTTTAAATCTTTTTTTAAGAAAAAATTTAATGTTGAAAATTTTAATGATTGGTTCAAAACTATTTATTCTGGATATACAGGATATCCTGGTGCGCCTGGAATATTTTTAAGAACTGATAAACTTGGTAATAATATGATTGAAGATTGGTTCAAATATTTAAATGTTGAATATTCATATGAAGATACTATGAAAATGAACGAATTAGTTAGATTAAATTGGAGATCCCAATATTAAAAGTAATATAAAAATAAAAAATAAATGATTAAAAAAGGAGACTACGTTGTAGTTGATCTTGATGAATTTGACAAAGTAAAAGAATTTGGAAATTATAACGAGATTATTGAAAGAACAAAAAATGGAATGACAGCAGTTGTTATATCATACAATTATAAAAGATGGTATACAACTATAAAATTTGAGGATGGATTTTTGTGTGGAATTTACGAATCAGCTTTAAAAATAATATAATTTATGAAAAGAGGAATATTTATACTAGAAACTTGTGACGAAGGATCATTTGGTCTTTTATATGATTATGATTTGTTGCCAGTACCTGTTATGTCTGTTGTTAATATTGCTTTGAGTGATGATGATCAAAGTGTAGAGTGTGACATCTATGAACAAGGTTTACAATTTTTAATGGAATATGAAAGAAAAAATAAATTAGATTTAAAAATTAAAAAAGGTGAGGTTATTGAATATATTGGTGATGTGCAACTTTATCACAATAATTAATAAACTTTTTAAGTTATTCATTATATACTAAAAACAGAAAAAAACGACTTTTTTTAATAAATATATAAAATATATTTTTTTATTCGGAAAAAGTCTTTATCTTTGTAGAGAAATTAAGAAATAATAAAACAAAATAAGAAATAAATAGAAATAATGAAAAATTTTAGGACAAATACAGCGACAGTGGCAACGACAACTGCTCCCGTAGGAGGCAGACCAGTCAGACTACGCTCGGATGTATTATACCTAATCTAAATAATATAGATTAACTAGAATATAAAAAATCCGAGAGTTTCAAAATTTTCGGATTTTTTTGTTTAATAAAAAAAACGGGTATGAGGTGTAACTTGGTTGCATCCAAAATTTGGGATTTTGGGGAGACGTTCAAATCGTACATACCCGACGAGTAGGAGACTGTTAGAATTTCATAGTACCGATAGAGAGGAAGCGTAGAAATTCATTTATCTGGGTGTATTGCAGATGGTTATACTACGGTGTTCTGGAAACATCGGTCCGTGGGTTCGAATCCCACCACTCAGACAGCAGCATATTAGACAGTTGAATATGTGTATCGAAACTGTGAAAAGTTTTAGTTAATCGACTGCGACAGGTGTGGATAGACACACATTATATTGGTCCTGTAATGGCTACGCCTTCTAAGCGAGATGTGCATAACGGAAATGAAAATGAGGGTTCGAATCCCTTCTGGATCACAATAAAGAGTTATTTGACATATTTAAGATTTAGAATAAAGTGAAGATGTGAATCTTCACAAATGGGGGCGCATGTTCCAAGGCTAAGGCGATGAACACTTGCAATGTTCGTGAGGGGATTTCGATTATCCTCGTCTCCACAGGGTTCATAAAATAAACTTTCCACATTTTTATTACTATATAATTAAAAATAAGTATTATAAATGAAAAAGTGTAAAAACGATGAGTGTGAAAATTTAATAGATGATAAAAGAGTGTATTGTTCTCTGAAATGTAGAAATATATATGTTAATAAAAATTTAAGAGATTATAGTAAGGTTAAAGAAATTTTTAAAAATAAAAGTGTTTTGGCTGAAAAAGAATATTTGAAAAATCCTAATATCTGTAAATTTTGTGGTGAAATAATATCCTTTGAAAAAAGATTGTTAAATTCGGACTTTTGTGATCATTCTTGTTCAGCAAAATTTAATAACAAATTAAGAAAGGGTATAAAGCATAATTTAAGTGAAGATGGAAGAAAAAGTTTAATAGAATCTGCTTATAAAAATTTATTAAATTCGGAAAAAATTAAATACGTTAAAGAAAAGGAATTATATTATGAAAATTCTAAATTATGTTTTAATTGTGATTCGGTATTAGAATTTAGATATAGAAATAGAATTTTTTGTAATATAAAATGTAAAAACGAATATCATTCTAAAAATAAAACAGAGTTTGAGTTATATTATGTGTTATCAAAATTTAAATTCAATTTGAAAGATTTTAATACTGAATTTGATTTTACATTGATTGAAAAATTTGGCTGGTATAAGGCTAAAAATAATGGTGATAATGTTGATGGTGTGAGTCGAGATCATATGTTGTCAGTAAAAGGAGGATTTCGAAAATTAATAAATCCATTATTACTTGCACATCCAGCAAATTGTGAATTGATTGTGAATAAGAAAAATCAAAGTAAATCTGATGATTGTTCATTGACAATTGAAGAATTGTTAGAAAAAATAGAAATATTTGAAGATAAATATGGAAAATATTATGAAAAAGATATTAAAACATATATAGATTTGGAAGAATTAAAAGAAATTTATATGGGTTGTGTAGTGTAACCTGCTTAGCACGAAACACTTGCAATGTTTAAGAGGAGTCGAAATCTCACACGATCCACGATGTAGGGTTTTACGATTTTATATTTCCTTGAAACTTTTATAGTTGAGAAAGAAAAATCGAAATGCAATTGTAATTCAGTAGGTAGAATGCATCTGTGGTATAGATGATGTCGTGGGTTCGAATCCCACCGTGTTGCTCTGATAAAGAATACTAACAGCAAATTAAAAAAACTTCTATGGAAAAGAAAAAAAATAGTATTCTGTTCTTAAAAAATAAATCTTGAAGATTACATACAGCAATTCAAAAAAGAAACAAACTTGTAAATTGTAAATTCTAAAAAATGTAATCTGTGATTTAATAATGCGAATGTAGCTCAATTGGTTAGAGTGCCACCTTGCCAAGGTGGAAGTTGTGGGTTCAAGTCCCATTATTCGCTCAGTATTAAGTATTTGCGATAGTCTCCTAGCGGTCGATGGTACCTGCCCTCCAAGCAGGTTAGTGAAAACGCGTCGTGGGTTCGACTCCCACCTATCGCTCTTTTAATGCCCTTATCGCTTAGTTGGTTTTAAAGCGTATGGTTTACATCCATAAGATCCAAGGTTCGACTCCTTGTGGGGGCACATGCACTTATCGCTTAGTTGGTTCAAAGCGTCTGTCCAACACACAGAAGATCCAGGGTTCGACTCCCTGTAAGTGTACAATTGAATAATAAACCTATCAAGTTTATTGTACAAGATTAAGTTTAATATTTTGGCTCTTAAGCATTTAGTGGATGATGTCTGCCGTTGTATCGCAGGGAAATCGGATCGTTACCGAAATGAGCCTCAATTAATTTTTTGCTTCTGTAATTCAACGTAGAATACCGAATTCGTAACTCGGAGAATGTAGGTTCGAGACCTATCAGAAGCTCAAACTTTTTAATTAAAGTATTATATATAAAGTATGAATAAGAGATGGAATAAAGAAAATTTAGAAAATATAATAAAAAATTCGGCAACAAAAATAGAGGTTATTAATAAATTAGAATTAACACATCAAGGCGCAAATTATAGAACTATATTAAAATACGCTAATTTATTTGAAATAGATATTGCACATCTTAATATTAATAAAGATAAGAAGATGGATAATTTTAATAAAAAATGTTTATTAGAAATATTGGTTGAGAATTCTACTTTTGGGACAACATATTTGAAAGAAAGATTATATAATGAAGGAATTAAAGAAAGAAAATGTGAATTGTGTGGTCAAGATGAAAATTGGCAAGGTAAAAAAATGAGTTTAATATTAGATCATATAAATGGTGTTCATGATGATCATAGATTAGATAATTTAAGAATAGTGTGTCCTAATTGTAATGCAACATTAGACACGCATTGTAAAGGAAATAGAATTATTGCACCCATAGCTTTAATTGGTAGAGTGCCTGACTTGTAATCAGGATGTTGGCGGTTCGAGTCCGTCTGGGTGCTCATAAGGTCTTGTAGCTCAATTGGATAGAGCAACAGATTTCTAATCTGTAGGTTATGAGTTCGAGTCTCATCAGGATCACTAACTTACAATATCAATGAATCAGTACATTTATAAGAATAAAATAAACGGGAAATATATAAAAACTATAGATGTTTATGATATGAATTTAGGGTATTCTAATCCACATCATTATGAAATTTATGATATTGAAGATGCCGACCAATATAATTTCAATACAGGGTGGCTTTTTGATAGTGATAAGAATATCCTTTATGAACGAGTTTGTTATCAAGATGAAAAAAAATTAATAAGAAAGAAAAAATTAGCACAAATATTGCAGAAGAAGCTCATTTAGGTCGAGTAGGAGATTTCCAATCTTCAGGCAGCGGGTTCGAATCCCGTCTTCTGCTCAAAAAAAATGGATAGATTACATTTTAAGTTAGTGACCGGGTTAAAGGATCTCATTTCGGTATTTTACAAGTCCGAAGTCCATTTTTTTTACAATATATGCACGGATAGGGAACGCACGGCTGGCGAGCCGCCCGCCGTGCACCACGCACCTGTAATGGCGGAGTTTCCTAAACTCTATGTGCATAACGGAATGAAAAATGTGGGTTCGAATCCCATCTGGTGCCCTTTTCTAAATCTTAGATATTATTTTTTATTTTAATAAATTTTTAATGTATTCAATATTTATTTTTTTTAAATCTGTATATGGCACTCTGATCATTTTTATATTGTTTTCGCCACAATAATTATTTTTAAATTTGTCTATTTTTTGTTGTCTTTCAAGCCTTTTAATACCTCCCCATCTTTTTACTGCTTTAAAATGCTGAAGACCATCATATTCTATAATAGTTTTTACATTATTGTACTCATCATATAACACAAAATCAAAAGATGGTGTACCATTATCTTCAGTTTTTAATCCATTAATAATATGTTGATCATTATAATTTATTTTTAATTTTTTTAATATATCTGATATTAATAATTCACCTTTTGATAAATTGCATTTTGGGCAACCTCTTCTTAATAATTCTCTTGCAGTATTACTTGTCCATAAATTACCGCAAACATTACATTTAACATTCATTTTACTATTACAGGTTTTATATTCTCCTAATATAGATATTCTATCATTGTGTATTTTATTTATTTCATTTAAAAATTTTTCAGGTGATTTTCTTATTTTTACACCTGTATTTTTACATCTACATTTATAGCAACCTGCTGTTCCTGCTATTAAGTTTTTTGCATATGGTTTCCATATATGATCACAAATGTTACATTGAGATTCTATTCTAGTTATAGCATTAATATATTTTCCAATGATATTTATATTATCTCCGTATTTTTTATACACTTTTTTTTTAAAATCTTCAGTAGTTAGATTATATTTAATGGTTTCTTTTGCTTTTTTCTTTCCACACTCAGGACAGCCACTATCACCATTTATTACATATTTTGCGGTAGTTGTCCATTCATGGTTACAAATTAAGCATTTAAATTTACTTTTATTATATGTGCCTAAAAAATCACTTAGGAATATAATATTAGAATTATTTAATAATATTCTTTCTTTTGCTTGATCAGTTGTTATTTTTTTCATAATGTTTTTTATTCTATATATAAATAATAAAAAATCATTTTCTATCATTATCTTATAATCACCTATATATTTATGATTTTAATATTAAATATATATACGTTATGATTAAAGATTATGATGATTATATTTTAGAAAAAATAAATTTTAAAAATATTTTAAATAATAATATTGCAAAGTCAATAATAATTAGTTTATTGTCAATATATTCATTTTCAGAAATTTCCCATATTATTAATACAAGAAATATAGGTGAAAGAGAAAAAATTATATTACATTCTGAATTAAATTCTATAAAAAAAAATAATAAATTAAGATTATCACAAGAGGGTTGGGATCATATAAGAAATGAGGAAAAATTTAGTGCGAAGGCGTATGATTTACATGATGGTAGAATAACAATAGGATTTGGCCATAGTGAGCCTATAAATGATTCAAATTATAAAATAGGTCAAAAAATTTCAAGAAAAAAAGCAAATGAATTATTTATTATTGATATAAATTATGCTGCAGATGGAGTTAGACGAATTTTTGATGAATGGAGAGATCAAAATATAAATATTAAATTATCACAAAGACAATATAACGTATTAATCTCACTTGCATTTAATATGGGTATTGATGGTTTGAGAAAATCTGAATTTATTCAAAAAATAAAACAAAATGAATTAGATAAAGCCGCCAAAATAATATTAAAAACTGGTATTAGTGATAATTTCCCTGGTTTAAAAGAGAGAAGATTAGCTGAATATAAAATGTTTATATCATAAATTATATTTGTCTCTTGCTATTTCTTCTGGTGTTGCTTTATCAAATTCATTCGTATATAAAGTGTAACAATATTCAAAATCATTTTTCCATGCCCATTTCTTTTTAGCATATTTATCGGCCACACCTTCATATTTTTTAATATGCTTCATTTTTTAAATATTAAATTTTGATGTATAATTTTTTGCATTATATTTCCGTTCTATATTTTCAAACAATTTGATATATTTCATATAATATCTATATATAATTTTTATTGTATAAAAAAATGATTACATTTGCAGTATGATGACAAGACTACAGGAATACTTTGAAGATCAAAAGAAAATTTTTAATGAACATCATTCCAGATTACTTATAGATGTAAC